TGTCAAAGATTCTTAGGAATGCATCGGAAGCCGATCCAGCATTGTCTTCAGCATTATCTGTGCCTGTGACTCCAAGCAGCAATGGAGTCGCTAACGTTCCGTCAGTAGTACCTATCAGCACGCGCCCCGAGCTGTCGATTCGGGCTGCCTCAATGCCATCACCAGAATTAATCCGAAGATAGCCACCAGACGGATCGTCTGGGCCTAGCGACATTTCATGAGTGCTGTTGTTATAGCGAATAGCAGCGCCGACAGTTTGTGTCGGACAACCGAACATTAGCGCCGTGGCATTGTTGCCATCTCCTGTAAGGAGAGTTATGCCACAATCGCCAGAATTTTCTACAACTAAATCATCAGCGCCAGAATTTGCAGTTACTGACCCCGCAGTGCCTGAATGGACATGAAGCGTTCCATCAGGCGACGATGTTCCAATCCCAACATTGCCAGCAAACGTGGCAGATCCGATCGAATTAATGTTGCCGTTGCCTGAATCAATAGACAATCTTGCATCGCCAACCGCTTCTGAACTGGTTCCAATTAATAGTGAACCATACTTTGAGATTCGGCTCGAAAGTCCAGTTGGAGTGCTAGATCCTTCGACTTTAATTTCACCCGCAAACGTCGCCGAGCCATTACTGTTAATACTTACTGTGGGAGAACCTGAAAAGTCACTATAAAGCTCAAAATCAATTTCCCCACCTCTATTGACAAAAATCGCTTTTTCATTTGAGCCGCCTGGGCCAATGCCCATGTATCCAAAACCGTCACCAGCATTTCTAATGAAGTCTACAAAACCACTAAACGAGGCTGAGCCGTCAGTTCCGAACAAAAACTTGTCAGCACCTTGAACAGTATCTAAATGCAGAGCATTGTCTACTTGGTCAACTCTAAAGTTGAAATAAACAGTAGAGTCGGATGGGTTGATACATAACCCACCAGTAGTTGAACCAGCAGTGCTGCTTCTAGGTTTAGTCGCTTGAATGTTGCCAGCAAACGTGGCAGATCCATCAGTACCTAAAGCAATTTTATTGTCAGAGCTACTGCCACCACCATCCTGCTGAACAATTAAAGCATTGCCTGATGATCGATTAATAAAAATGTATCCATCATCATTGATAGTGCAAGTGCTATTCGCTAAAGCGGTTGATCCTCCAATAACGACTTGTCCTTGGAATTCAGCATTACCGTTTGCACGGATATTTACACCTAAAGAACTGTTATGATAGCCAGCTAAAACCGAATTAGTGCCGCTCGATCTTGTTGATTGAAAATAACTACTTGTTTGAACTGAGCCACCAAACTCGGCATTTCCGGTGCTGGTGATTGTTAATCGCGGAGTGCCGTTTTGTTCAAATTTAGTTATTCCACCACTTCCACTCATGAACAATAGATTTGCACTATCTGCTCTTACATGAACACTGTCATTAGTACCAGCAGTCCCGTGTGATCCTATTGTGATACGTGCATCAGCAGCACCGGTACCAATGCCAACATTTCCGCCTGTAATGTTGACCGGCTGATTAAACGTCCAAGCTCCAGTACTGTTAATCCACTTAATCGTCTTATCCGTTGCACCTTTTAACGTGATACCGCCGCCATCAGCAGTTACATCCGTAGGAGTCGTAACAACACCCAGCTCGATATTCTTATCTTCAATCAGTACGGTTTGACCCGTAATAAAAGTTGTCGCTCCTTGTACTGTCAGATCATTCGGAATCGTTACATTACCAGTCGCATCAACCAGAATTCGTGCCGCTCCATTCGTCACCAGCGCAATCGCATCCGTTCCAGAGCGATACAGCCCACTGTTCAGGTCTGACTGGAACGCTATCCCCGGTGCGCTCAATGTCCCGTCTGGTACGGATCGATGTAGATCCGAGATGGCAAGCTTTTTCGTCGCGTCAGCACTGACGTCAACAACCGGCAAGACATCGGTTGAAGCGGTCTCACTAGCAGTCAGGCCAGTAAGTTCAGTGATTTTGACGTTTGCCATTGCTATTGCTTCAATATCGCAATTCTACAAGCTATCGCGACTGACGCCTAGATCACCAGCTTTCTTCTAACGCAACGCGCCTCCAACGGGCAACCTGCGAGCTTACGCCTGTATCAACACAAAGATAAAGGTAACTGTTGTTCCATCGAATTTCCCCTTTGCTGCCAGGTGAAGTAGACGCTAAAGGTGCATCTACGTTAGTGCTTTGCTCTAAAGCAATAGGTGAAGTAAACGAAATTAAATCGTTTACAAGACTAATCGTTGTATTATTTTGCCTTGCGGGTTCAACTGCAATTTCTAGTTTTCCTTGCGGGATTACAAGATTAGCGTCAGGATTAACAATTGATGCTTTAATATGCGCGTAAGTTTCATCATTTGCAAGGCTCTCTTTGCCTTCAAACTTGATGGTACTTAATACATCATTTGCCACACCAGCCGCACCATTCCTGTGCCTATACAAAACTAAATCTGCACCACCAGCCGCTGATACTTCAGTGCATTCAACTTCTAAAGCTGTGCCTGCAGAATTACTTTTAACATGCAATTCAACATTTGGTACAAGCGTGCCGCCTGATGACAAACTGCCAATGCCAACCTTTTTGTTTTGCAAAAACATGGCGGGCTGCAATCCTGCCGTTCCATCTTGTGTTAAAAATTCAAGCCGCCCATCTTCCTCGGTATCAGTAAAATCTAATATAGTTGCCTGTATTGAAGCGTAGTTAATAGTTTCCCTTGAAGGTGAAGCGTCGTTATTTCCGCTAAATTTAATTGCACCAATTGCGTCGTTATCTGCTGGAGTTGGACTTTTTCTGCGAATTTCAATAAGCGGTCCCTGCAAGCCTGAAGTATCACTGCTTTCAATAACTAAAGCAGCTTCTGCATCATCCGTACTATTTTGACGAATATGCAATGGAGCGTCTGTTGTTCCAGACATCCCGAATTCTGTTGCACCTATTGAATATCGCGGTTGAACAACACTACCTGCTGTCGTAAAGCCCAAGCTGGCAGTTTGCGTTCCATTGTGCGTCAACCCAATCGTTGAAGAGTCGATGCTATAAACTCCAGTTGTGCCACTACCAGCAAAACCAAAGCTCGGCGTTGCCACCGTACCGGCTTCTATATTCCTAAGCAGACTGCTGATCTTTAGCTTTTTGTTTTTATTTGCATCAGCGGCCTCAGACGTGTCAACGACAAGCAGCAAGTCGTCTGCAACTGCCGCCGTAAGCTCTGTTAAAGCAGTGACTTTGCGATTAGCCATTACGTTAGCTTTTTGCCGAATCCAGTTGCAGTGTACTCGATCTTCTTGCCGGCCACCACTACATTGCTAGCATCAAGCACATTAGCGTGAAATGCTCTGCCTTCTGGGACTACGGTCAAATCTGCAAGCAATGGCGTAAACGGGAAAATCTGCGCCTTGTGCGTCAGGTCTGAAACCAATCCCGTAATACTGGTGCTACCAATTGTTGTCGTTTGATCGACTTTAACTTCCCCTGTCATTTTGCCTGTTGTGCCTTCAGGTTTTTTATAAAACGCATTCGTAAATTCAAACATGTTTAGATTCGCCAAAACGCCGGGCGAGACAATCCCTTTTTCTGTACGCTCCAGCAACTGAGCCTTGACCCCAAGTTTTGAAATAACTGGAGTGCGTGGACCTTTGCCAGTTAGCTCTAATTTAAACTGAAACACTCTACCGGTCGCAAAAGTTTTTACAAATGGCTTCCAAGGCGTAAATTGGGTAAAAGATTCAATTACAATCTCTCCGCCATCTTCAAGCAGGATAAAATCTGAACCAGCTTCATCAACAATCCCACCAGTTTCTGTTATCTGTGAATCTAAAAGGTTTGTACGATAATAAAGTTTTGCGCCAGTTACCCCATCAGGATCTGTTGTGTCATTCTCGATGACAGAATTTAACAGCACTTCATACTTGCCGCCAAGGTCAATCTCATTATCAAAGAAATACGTTCCAGATGACGCAGACTTGAACACAGTTACAGACGCTCCGGCAGCAATAGTTGCGGGATCTGAGTCCTTAGATGTAACAGTAAACGTGTTCGTTGTGACAGCTTCAATTTCGTAAGGCGCGGAATTATTCTTAATGCCGTTCAACGCTAAATTTACAAAATCGCCAACAATAAATGGGTGACTGTCAAGCGTTACAACAATTGTGCCGGTCGTGACAGGAAGGGGTGGCGCAGTGGTGACAACAGTTTGCTCAAACGTTCCAATGGCAGTCCGCCTAATGTTTTCCTCCGCCTCATTAGTAAGTGATTCTTCAATAAATCTACTCTGCAAAATCAAACCACCTGATACCTTTGCAATTGTTTTTGATCTAATTCCTTTTAGATTTAAGCTTGCATTCGCGTTGTTTTCGATGGCTTCTAAACTGCTGTCCGCCACATCTGCATTTGGATATTTATTGACCGACAAAAGATCTTCGACATTTGCTACAGCAGCATTTGCGCTTTGCGCATTTGTTCTTATGTTTCTTAATTTTGCATAGTATTTTGCAGGAGTTTCTGCGTCTCCCGTAAAAGCCAATTGATATGGAATAATAATGTCATTTGCTGCAATCGGAAACTCTTGCACAAAAACAGATTTACCCCATGAACCGCCATCACTTGCCGTGCTCATTCGCACCACTAAACGCAGTTGCTCTAAGTTTTCATTTTGTATCGAATCATATCCAATTTGCCCCGTTGTTTCGTCAATTAGTCTAATTGCTAACCCTGTTATATCTTGAGGCAAAACAGCTGTATCTTGCGCAGGCAAAAACTTTGCTGATTGCAAAATTCCCGCATTAGGTGCAATAAATGTAGATCCTCCTCCTACGCTGCTTTCTAAGGGATTCAAACCGATAGAAACAACTGAAACAATTACCTCTGCGTTTGGCAAAACCAAGCTTTCTGCGTCTAACTTGACAAATTGTTGATCTGTCTCAATCCGTTTAAACGGTTGATTATTGACAAAAATTCGTACGCTATATCCAGTTGTTGTGCCTGTAGCTCCACGCTCCCAAGATATAAGCATTTGAAAGAACAGGTTCCCACTAGTTTGAACTGGCCTGAAGGTTACCTTGACATTAGTTGGCGGAGCTGGACGGCTTGTAAATGAACTGATCTTAAGCGGCTCAAGACTGTTGCCTGCAACGTCCGCTACGGCATAAATACTGTCATTGTGTTGCACTCCAACGATTCCATAGGTGCCATCACCATTGTCTGAAACTGAAACGCATCTAAATTTCTGCTCATTAATTGAATCGGTTGATAATGAATAAATTGAACCGGCCGGAGGAAACTTAGCCCATTGAATTGAAATTGCAATTACGGTATATCCATCAACAACAGAAGTAGCTGTTGCAGAGCGAGTTTCTACAAGTCCATCCTCAAGCGTACAAGTAATCTCAAGATTTGAACCAGAAGGCAAATTCAAATTTGTATCAAGCGTAATTGTTGAAATTGTTGATGCACGCACACGGCCGCTATACCTGTTGCCTGCACGCATTTCATCTGCAACAGAAAACACTTGACCAGGCAAAACCACCGCTCCATCAAGCCCCGTAGCAAACTTGACTAGATTGCCTGCTAACTTCTCGGACGCCAACATCCAACGTCCCATACGTGCGGCTTGAGTTCGTGAAGTACAACCGAACGCAACAATCTCTCGGACTTGATGACCATATTTGTCGCGCAGTTCTGGGTCTTCAACGCAAACTGTGTCAGGCTTGTAATTATTCTCAGGGCTGTTATACCTCACCTTGATGCTCGTACTTCTTGTCTTGACAGAGGAAGTTTCATAATCGAACCGTCCATCAACGACATTAGAATTGCTGAATAGATGCACTGATGGCACGTTGTTATTAAGCCCACCAGATTTAAACATCTCGCCGTGATCAGCAGTTGCAGTAATGCCATTTGTTTGCCAATACATCATTCCGCGAAATATACTGGCAAGATCTTGCAGCACATCAAATGCTTGCGCTTGATTGCTAATTACTGTATTGCACGCAAATCGCGGTTCAGCTTTTTTAGCGGTGAGGCAATTACCACCAGAGCCAGTGTTGCCGAGCTGAGTACCAAAAGGGATTACAGCAACCTGTGTTGCGTTAGTTGCTCTTACCGCATAACTACAAACACTGTGAATGAGAAGTAAATCGCCACTGGTAAAAAATACATAAATTATGTCATCTACCGAATAACCATGGTCAGAGCCTACTGTAATGTTGAACCTTGTTTCCCCTGTTGACGGGTCTACAAAATTTTGACTATACACTGACTCAACAGGCTCAACAAGAACGTATTCATTCGCGTACCTAATCAAAGGATACAGATCAGTCCAACTTACATTTTCTGCACTTACAAAATCACCAGCGCCAAATCTGGTATTTAACAACATGTGACGCCAAATGCAAACAGGACACGTCGTCCACTCCGCAGCTTTTGCCGTACCATCAAAATCAGTCGCATGAATGGGGTAAAGACTGCCGTCATTTCTAGTTGCCATATTGCTTGGAATTGCAACCTTAATTCCTTTGATTAAATAGGAACGAGTTGGCAAAGAAGAAATATCTTTGGTATTAATTGTCAACGCAGCACATGCTGAATGCCCATAATTGATGTGCGTTGGCTTGTGTAAAATAAGTTGAGACCATGTAACTTGATTGCCACGGCCACTTGCTAACGCCAAACGCTCAGGTTCAGGCGTTTCAATGAGTGTCAAATATGTAGCTTCAAATGCAGCTTCGGGTGTATTGGCTGGAGTGCCATGACCCTTAGAAAGATTTTGCGGCTTATAATTTTGGTTGTTTTCTACCCTGATATTTTTAAATTTATGCAATCTAATAAAACAAGGATAACCAAAGCGACTGATGTCATACTCAGGCGTTTTAAATTGGTATCCTGATGTTGTTATGCCCGTAATATTAAATTCAGTACCTGCAGCGATAGACTGCACGGCTGAACCGAGTGGCCCATAAAAAGTAATTCCAAGGCGAACAGTTGCGTTAAATAATTGACCGCGACCCAAGCCTTCAATTGCAGTTGAAAACAAACGATTAACAGTAATAAGTAGCGATACTTTTTCAACTGTTGTGTCAGTAACTGATCGCACAACAAAACCTTCGCCGTAATTCCTGCCTATAACTTTATTTTCAGAATTAACCGTCTCTTCATAATTCGATCCGACCTCAACGCCAATGTTTTGCACTGTGTTAAGTGACGCATCTTGTCCCAACAAACTCAAAGGTGGTCTTTGATTTTTACCACCAAGCGTCAAGTCAACAGCATTGTCTGCAGATTCATATTGTGACAGTGGCGTATCATCCAGAAAAACACAGTCTTCAGTCAAACCAGCAAAACCGCCGATAACGCCTTCTGAAACAAGGTCAACGATGTGAATTGATGAGTCGCTTCTAAGTGCCATGATTATGCTGCAATAAGGTTTCCAGTTTTGTTTTCGCCGTCATCCTTGAAAAACTCGTAACCAGTATAAATCACTTTCATTCGCATTTGACCGCTGTTGCCTGTATTTTCCCTTTCGTGGACACGAAAATCAGTTACCTGCACAATCGTTTCGATCAAACCATCCTTAAACTCATCTTTGTTTTTATTCATTTTAGGGTAAGCAATTGCGTGACACCATCTAATCTTTTCATTGGTGTTAATGTTGCCTTGCACTGTTCCGCTGACTTGAGCGACATCTTGATCAGGCCCTTTAATCCCTGCTGCTCTGATTGTAATAGTATAACTCACAAAACCATCTACACGACTTGATTTGCCGAATCCGACTCGATCATATAAACCCTGATCCATTTCAAAAAATACTTGGAAATTTTTTCTTCTCTCATCATCCTGCAATGCGTTTTTTGTAAGCGATGATGTTGCAGGTAGAATTTTAGAGCCACTAGAGTTATACAAAAATTTCATTAAAGCGCCGCTGTCGTTGCCGTGAAAAATTTTATCTTTGTCTTCATCCGTATTGCTTGTGGTTTTAATGTCAGAATTGCTCCATTTTCTTGATCTTAATTGACCAAGTAATTTAAATTCATTGTCTACATATTCTGAATTTATACGCAAAGTTTGAAGGCCAGGCGAAGTAAGGCTTGTCGTTACAGGACCTTCCACTGATGCAGAAATATCAAGTGACAACAAATGACTGCCAGCCAACACCTTGCCAAACGCCACGGGCACTGTCGCACCAACACCAGATCCTGAACTAGCGCCAGTGTATGCATACGACTTCGCGCCGCTTGTGGCTCTTGTAACGCCTGCTGGGCCAGAACCCCTGACAGATTCTCCAGTCCCTTGCATCCGTGCTGGGCCGGAAAGCTTTGGTAACTGAGGCTGCGGTGAAATCATGTCCGCAACACTGCCTAAAACCATTGCCGTACCAATGCTTCCGATCGCTGTTGAAGCCGCTGCGCCTAATGTAAACGTACCTGCTGTTAAACCTGCGCCCAAGCCAAGAAATCCAGTTCCTGCTCCAGCCGTTAAAATTGCAAAACTTACAAGTGCTGCTCCAATTAAAAGTTTTGATGTTGTTCCACCGCTGCCACCAATAACAGGAATGATGTAAAGATCTTTTGACCCAAGCGTTAGCTGCAGCTCGTTATACTCCATGTCTGCACCTGATTGCGTAACGCGATAAAAGATCCCGTTCTTATGTGCCGTCAGCAGCTCTTCATAAAATTTTGGGCGGTTGATGCAAAGCATCTTGATTGCATCCGCAGGTGAACGCAAGTCGTAATAAACGTGCTCTTCCCCATACTCCTCACCGAGCCTGTCCAGAAGCCGTACGGTCTGCTGCATAGCGGAAAACGGCGGCAGTCTTCATCCGATAATAGCGGGTCAACGGCTCAACACCACTCACGGAATTCATCCGTTGGTGCAAAATCCGCTGATCACCAACATAGATGGCTGCGTGCATTGGGGCGTCAGTGCCTAAACGCATGATCAACACATCGTCTGTTCTTAGGTCGCTTAGGGCAGTCTCGCAAAACCCTAGTGCGCCAGCCTGCTCTAGAAAAATACTAGACGACGTTTCCAACCTCTCAGGACGTTCAAAGTCTGGCAACATTACGCCTGCTAGGCCGTAGTACCGACGCACCAATGAAAAGCAATCGTTTATGCCGTACTCCCAAGGAATGCCAATTAGGGATCGATAATTAACCATTGCTTCTCAGGAACGCTCAGAACATACCAAGGTAGCCGTGTGGCAGTACACGCTCCAACGTCAAAATCACTTGGCGGGCCGCCTTGCGGATGAGAATGTACCACTGCTTCTAGCCTGCCTGACATAGCTGCTGCCATGTAATCATTCGAGCAAATAATAAAGTCTTTTTCAGGTTGTTCCGAAACATTGTGACAAGCAAAATACTTTCCCGAAACAACTAATCCGCAGGACTCGTTTGGCAGCTCACGCATTGCGTGTTTCTCAGCATCAAGCTGAAATGCCAGCAGCGGGGAATCCACCAAACGGTAACGGGTCAAACTCTGAAGCATTTGGGAACCTAAGCTTACATGATCTCAAACGTTTGCCACATTGATCCGTCGCTGATGTTACGCCTGTTGTGATGTCTTCAACTGTTGCAACTGGTCCAGCGTCATAGCCACACTCAACGCCACGATATTTCCAAGGGCAATAATCAGTTACCAACCTTCTTGGCAGCAATACATTTGTCAAGTCAAGTTTGGAGCTAAGCTCGAATTCAACAAATTCTTGATTTTCCGACGCGATACGATCGATGTAATACTCTTGATCCGGCAGCCTGCTTGTTGAATCTCCCGTTCCATGTGCTGCTAAATCCATTTGAGCGCCGTCGTCTACAGGGATTGGATTGCTTGGATCGTCTGGGTTTTCTTTTGTGGTGTTCGGGCTAACAACCGCAATATCACTCAACCCAAAAGCGGTGCCATTTGCAAGAGTAGTTGAAGACTCGTAAATATACTGCTGGTCAAAAAAGTTGACCGCATCAATAAACTTTTTAAATGTTTGAATTCTAGTAACTTTGGCCGTTAGCGGATCGATTGGGCTGCTCGATCTGTGCATCAGACTTGATATTGTGTCTTGCGCGTTAGCGACACGTAACGTAGGGCGCGGCAACACACCTTTTACTGATTTATCAAATCCTTCAGCCTCTACAGGCGCTGCCGTGTAACTTTGCCCCGCAAAAACAATGCTAGTAGGAATACCGTTTGTTCCCGCGTGAAAATATAAGTTATCGGCCGCACCGTTCAGCTCAGTTGTAAATTGTATATGAAACAATTCAATCAGTGCCGACGGCTCTAG